CCTATTATCAAGTTTGTTCCCATTAATGTGATGCACTTCTTCTCCTTGTTTTGCACCTATTATGATTCGGTGCATGAGACATTGTGCGCCACGCTTTCTGTATCCTGATTTGTAAGCATATCCATTTGATCCTAATATCCATTTTGAATCTGAAATGAGTTCAAAGTCTTCATCTGAAATCAAAGAGTAGGATTTAAGCGGTGCAATGAGCGTGATTTGTTTCACGCGCTCACTGTGGCAAATTAAACCGCAGAGTCAACGGAAAACGGTCCTCCGTCGTTGATTGGTTGGTTGCTCATTTCGCTTCCTCCATCACCCCGCACGGGTGCCATGTTTTGCCGCCGTCGGTGGAGTGTTCGGAACATTCAGACATGTCTTTACGGACCGCATCATTTGCTGTCATGCTCAGCAGCCATCTGCATGTTAGATCCTGCTTCTTCCTCATCCACGCACCCAGCGGCACCTCATCCGCAGTCCACGGGCGGAGCTTGGCGGTGGGTTTGATGCGGTATTCTGTGTTACCCCAGTCCCACCTCGGTACATGGATCTTTACCCACATTTCGTAATACCAATGTTCCACTTCCTTCCCATCCACAAATGCCTGCATTACTTTGATGGCTTCTTTGGTTTGTTCGATGTTCATTTGGTTTCCTTTCCTTCCAAGTACTCACTCACCGCTTCGTCCGCGACGTATTGCAGCTTATAGCCTTTGCGCTTTGCGTATTCCTTCAATCTCCGATGCGTGTCGTCTGACACGACAAACATCTTAGCGACGGGGCGTTTGGGTTTGGGTTTGTTCATTTTATTCGCTCGTAATTGCCTCATGGATGACCTTGAAATGCTCGGCAAAAATGCCGTCTCGAATGGCCAGCGCGATCTGGCGATGCTCCTTCTGCGTACCCTTCGCACACCGCTGCTCGAAGTAATGAATCCATGAGCGGATGTTTCCAGTCATGTACAGCGTTGTTTGTGTGCAGAGCGGAAGAACCATGCGAGCGGTTTCTCGGCTCACACCCTCTTGCAGGAGCGAGCGGTACGTCTTGAACGCAAGATCGACAGACTTGGCAACCGCGTCGTAAGCCCAGTCTTGATCGAAAGTGTCGCCACTTCCCTGGCGGTTGACTCGATCCTGAGTGCGAAGTTCGACCGGCTCCGGCGAATCACTCGGCGCATACCGTTGTGAAAATTCTTGGAAGCAGAACGAGCGATGGCGAATGATCTGAGCGGAGATGGCGCGGCTGGTCTGAATCTCGACCGTCATACTGGCCTGCTCGAAAATGCTCCAGTGGCCGTTCTTGATGCAGTAGGCCAGTAGTTTCGGAGCGGTGAGCAGGCTCATCTGGTTGCTCGGATTGCTGACCCGCGCTGCGAACGTGATGAAGTCGGATGCGGTCATTGTGCCGTCGCCGACAAGTGGTTTTGTGATTGCTGCGATTTTGACTTTCATGGATGCGAATTGAATTCTTAGGTTTGAGCGTTAACTAGGAATGCGCTCCCCTCCACCCCCGTCTTCCTTAGTTTAGAACGGCTTTTCCTCGTCGGAGTCGGGGGCAGTCGGGGCAGGAGCTGCCTTCATGTTCTTGATGCGATATGCCTTTTTCTTTTCGCCATTCGATTCGTACTCTTCGGTACGGACAGTGATGGCCAGCTCAAGACCAATCATTGAGCGCAGGAAGTTGGCGTAGCTACCCTTCTTACCAAGGAAGTCCACCTCGGTTCCGTCCGGTACGTTGTGGTTGGTGGCGGCAACAAGCTGATTCACGCGGAACCAGACATTCTCCTGGTTGATGAAACGGTCAGCGATGCTCGATCCGTCCTCGGTTGCGAATGTCACCTTGCAGACCTCACGGCCCTTTGCATCGAGCGTTTCCTCGACCTTGGTGACGGTGACGGTGTACTCGCCCTCGGCATTGATGTAGCTGCCCCCGGCGTCTTTTCGATTTACTTTGAACATATTGTTTTAGGGATTTGGATTGTGGTCTAACTCTCGGATTTATTCAGCACCCATTTCGGGCATGAAAGTGTTTGCGTTGCTGTCGGATAGGCTGGCCAACTGTCCAGTGCGCGGCACTCGTGGAGCGTCGAGATGGCCTTCCTGCGAAGGTTCTCACCGGCCTGAAGCCACTCGATGTCCAGTTTGTAGATGCCGATGGCATACGGGGCTTTGCGTTCCACGGCGACGAAGATGAAGTTCTCCGCTCCGGTCATCGCCAAATAGTGCGCGGCTTGAATGTGGTAGCCGAACGAGGTGATTGTGCGGCTGAACGCTTCAGCCGAAGCATCGTCGGTCGTTTTCACATCGACTAGGGTGTGGTCCTCGACCCAAAGATCAGGGCGAGCTTTGAGAGGAATGCCGGTTTCCTCGTCCTCGGCAAACACGCTGGCCTCGATCTTGTTGTCGAGATGCGTGATGTCCCAGAACGGATGGCGACGAACAGAGTTGGCCACGCCCTGCACATCGATGTCTTCAGCATGAGTCAGGTGAATGCGGCTCTTGTGCTGCTCCTTCCACGCTTTGCCTTCCTTCGTCCGACCGTCGATATCCGGCGGAATCACGGCGACAACCTGCGAGTACAGGTGCGGTTCGAGAACAGCGGTATGAATCGCCGTACCAAGCTGCATCGCCTTGCTCGGCTCCTGATGCTCATCCAGCGCGGCTTTGTAATGGGCCGGTGACTTGAGGATCTTGGTCATCATGCTTTTGCTCAGCGCATCAACGGCGTGATACTTCTCGGCTGGCATGTCGAAATTAACGTGGCGGTTTAGAATGTTCATTCGAGTGTGGGAGCTGAGAACGCCTTAGCCTTGGAGATGAAACCATCCGCATCGGCGATGATCATGTTGGCCACCTTGGTGCTGACATCGCGGAAGTTCTGACCTTCCTTGATGAGGTTCTTGCTGATGAGAAACGCATTCGCTGTCTCGGAATGTGGCTCAAGAATCTGCTCCAGTTTCTCTACAAGCGAGAAGGTTGATTCCGGCGTCACATTGACCGTCTGGCGCGTCGGAGCGGGTTGAGCGGGTGCTGATGGGGTGGCGGAGAAGTCTGCCACCTCCTCGGGGGTGTAGCGGCCTTGCGTGATTCGCGGATCGAGCATGCGAGTCGCCTTGCTGATCAGACGCGCGCGGAGCATCTCAGCAGGGAACTTCGCCCAGCCGCTTCCTGGCTTTGCGGGGATTAGTCCAGCTTGCTTCGCATCATCTGCGGTGAATGAGACACGGACCTTCTTCGCACCTTTGCTAAAGTCGGCGATTGCGGCCTGAATGTCGAACTGCACCCAGTCGATATCCCATCCGGCATTCATCAGACCGGAGAGCATCGATTCGCTCTTCATCGTGATGTTGCCATTGATCAAATGATTCTCGCGCTTCCATGAGAGCGGAGTCATCCGGCTGGCGATGCATTCCAGAGCGAGGACATACCCTTGCTCAGGCTTGACGCATCCGAACATGCCGGAGTGGCTAATCCAGTCGCCCATCGTCTTCACCGCATCCATCGGACTGTCGATGCGGTCGTAGAAGTCAGGACTGGCTGGACTCAGAGGTTGCGGCGCTGGCTGCGACGGCACTGCCACCGTCAATGTTGCTGCTTGGTTGCTCATAGGTTGTATTCTCTGTCTGCGGTTGTTTGTTTGTCTTCTTTGCGTACGGATTCACAGCTCCGGTCATTGCTCGACTCTCAAGAATCGCCGCGATGTCGGCTTCCGTGAAAAGGATTCGTCGGCCAATTCTCCTGTGCTGGATGCCGTCACTGCGAACGATTCGCCTTAGCGTCTCGGTGCAGATTTGAAGCATCGCTGCTGTGGCCTTGGCCGTATAAACTTTCATTCAAAAATCGACTGCAATCGGGTGTTTAATCAGGGATAAAAATCCAATTAAAAACCCCGTCGCGAATTCTCTTCGCGCACTATTCCCGATTGCAGAAAATTGGTCATTGTTGCGGACGTAGTGTTGGGGTTGTCTGGAATGGTGTCAAATCTTTCCGTAGAAATTTTTCGATTTGTTCCGGTGGAATGGCTTGTTGAAGCCTTTGTGAATGCTGTTCACCTCCTGGCGCAGTCGGCGAACTTCGGCGATGAGAACGGCAACTTCACGCCGCAATGCGTCCTCGGTCGTCTCGTCGTCTGGACGCCAATCTCGGCCATGCCAAACGCAGGCAATCCTGTCAAAAACCAGAATGTTTTGGCTCCAATTCCTCAGTCGGTCGAAAGTTTTGACCGCATCATCGATGTCGCAGTCCAGCGCATCCATGATCTTTTGAATCACGGATGAACTAGCTGGATCTGCACTGTGCCGTGAAGGCGGCATCATGCGAAAGTGTTCGTCGGTCGAATTGAAGAGTTTTTCGGTTTTCATGGCGTTTCAATTTATGGTTCAAGCCTGCCACATCTTCTGCATTTTCGCGGCGTCTTGCTGTCTCTCGCGAGCCGCTTGATCCTCGTTCGTTGAGTCGGATTGTTGGCCATTCTTGCCAGTTTCTATCGTCTCCCAAATGGAATCCAATTCCTTGTGGATCTTTTTCTTCATTTCAGAGAACTCGCGAACCTCTTCGCGAAGCGCGGCGACTTCACGTTTCATCTCGGAAAACCGCTGGGTGAAGAAATCCTTCTTCGCATCCTCTTCGTCTGGCGTCCAATCGCATCCATACCAGAGTCGATGAACTCGGTCGAAAAGCAGCACACCACTCTTCGGATTCCGCATACTGTTGAACGCCCTTTCCGCAGCCTCCTCGCTGTAGTCCAAAGTCCGCCGGATATGGCTGATAACCTCGGACTGTGACGGGTCGAGATGGTGCCTCATCGGCTCCATATTGCGGAAGGTTGCCCTTAGGGTTGAACCATTGGATAAGTAACTCATGCGAAGAAAGACATAAAACACCATTCACTTCTTGTCAACCATACATTGAGAACATTCATTCTGATTCTCGAAAACTTAGCCTTGCCACTTCTAGCTTATCTAAAAATAAGTAAGCATCCCGTTTAAAAACGGGAATGCTATTCCGCTCGTCGCTCGCTGCTTCCCCCGCCTTGAACGGCGGTGGCGCGGCGTCGGCGGAATAAGGATGAAACACCGCTCAATCGACATTCGAGAATGCTGTTTAATCGCTCAGAAACGCCCCGTAGAGCGTTCGGAAGGTGTTTTGCGGCTCTACGGACGGTTTCGCCTATGACCGCGCTAGAATCGATTCGATGAAATGACATGGTTTTGGATGCTCAGATTGGCCAACCTTTTATCTGCTGAAAAGTTATCCGAGGATTTCTCGCGCAAGTGTTCGATACGCTAGATCGGCTGTTGCCGGGACAACACCGTTTCCGAGGAGTCGAAGTTCGTCGGTTCGATTGTCACAGGTGACGCACAGCTCGGCATAGTCCATCCGACCGGAACTCCCATCAATGTCTCGACCCATCGAGCGTTCAGACGATACAACTCGCGGCGGCTCCCATCCATGCTGCCGTTCATTTGGCCTACTTGGCCATGCACAGCTATGCTCAAGTTCGGATCTTTGCGATTGCCTTGCGTCGTTCCTCCCTGAAACGAATCCGCAGCATTTGGAGTCGGCCAGTTCTTTACGACCACCGTCGTCAGACTCTCCTGACTCCCCTTCATACCGCGTGAACGATCCTGAAATCCCTGCCGTACCTCTGAAGCCACTGGAGACGGCCATGATGAACACCCGCTTGCGCTGGTGCGGTGCGCCGACTTCAGACGCTGAGAATATGCCCCACGTCGTTCTGTAACCCATTCCTGCCAGGTCTTCGATGACGTCGGACAACCCCAGCGAGATATGTCCTTCGACGTTCTCAAAGAAGCAGATCCTTGGTTGGAGAATCCGAATTCCCCTTGCGATGTATGGCCAGAGATGTCTCGGGTCGTCCGCTCCTTGTCGCTTTCCTGCCGCGCTAAAGGGTTGGCAAGGATATCCGCCAGTGAGGATGTCCACGCATCCGCGAAACGATTCCCAAGGGAAGGTTTTAAGATTCGGCCAAACAGGTGCTGGCTCCAGTTGTCCCGCTTCCATTTTCGCAACCAGGTTCGCAACGGCAAAGGCTTCGACCTCACAAAGAGCGATTGAGCGCATATTTGGGATTGCTCGCTGGAGTCCAAGCTCAATGCCTCCGTATCCAGCGCATAGGCCAATGTGTGTAATTGCTTTGGAAGTATCCATGTATCGCTCATTGTGAATGGTTTGCTTTTGTTCTTTCTGCGGTGGGATACACATCATAATCCTCCGGCACTTCAACCGGGACGACGCGAATCCGACCTTGAGTATACTCGCCTGGGTTCAGTTCTCGCGCTGTCGTTTCCGCCTCCTTGCGCGTGGTGTATTCGAGCGTTTCGAATCGAACGACCCGTTCCTTTAAGTCGCTCCAGCCAATCGCGCCGGATATTTGCACCTTGAAGATTGGCGGGGCGAATAGATTGCGGTTCATGGATACAGCCCTCCCTCGCGGATGATTTTGATGAGTGCTTCCGAATCGTCGATGAGTTCTTGGCGTCGCTTCTCGCCATCGCCTGTATTATCGGCTGACCGATACATGCGGACGTAGAAAAGCGCGTGTTCAAGGCAGCATAGCGCGCTGTTGGCAGTGTCGAGTCGATAGGATGCCTCTCTGAGCATAGGCGATTGCATCATGTCCGACAGGCTTTCGAGCGTCGTTATAAGCTCACTGAGCGGGATGTTGCGGCTCATGGCAGTTTCTCATCATCAGGGTTGCCTTCGAACGTCGGACACAACTTGTCGCCCTGCTCGCGCTCGATGATCAGTTCAAGGATTTGATGGCCGTCCGCGTCCGTGATGGAGCAGATATGCTTGTCCTCGTCGTAAATTGAGAGCGGTTTGACGCCCTGAGTTTCGCATTCACCAGTGATGATTGCATTGAACAGATCGACAATCGTCTGGGCGTTGGTTTTGGACTGAATGGTTAGTTTCATTGGTTTCTGTTGTTTTACCGTGCGGTGAAAGTGGGCTTTTCAGTGAATTCATCCATCGAGCGGAGCTTTCGCATAACCCGTTTTCCATACGCGCGCGTGGATGATCTTTTAAGGGCTTTTGGCCCACCTTGCCAGAGCCGAGCTAAAGATTCGTCGCTGAGATGCTGGCCATAGTGCGCGAAATAGCTTTCCGCGATGAAGATCGAGATGGCGCGGTTCGTTACCTGTTGGTGCGCGTAGTGCGTCCCCATGATCCGATTCACGTCGCGGACCATGATCGATTTGATTTGAAGCGCGCCAAGCTCGCCATGACGGCCACGGGCATGATCGTTTCCGTTGGATTCGACCTGAATGAGGGCCGAGAGAAGCAATGGATGCATGATTTGATGCGCGATAGAGGTTTATTCGTTGGATTTGACGGCCAAACCCCTCGCCTTGGCGATTACCTCGCGCGCGTAGTCTAAATCGTCGTCGTCGGCCATTGGGTGAACTAGGCGTTCGAGGGCGGAGAGTAAGTCAGGCGCGGAGGCGATTAAATGGGCGGCGGCAGGATCAAAAGTCTTCGCGTAATGGTTTCCCTGATTCGTGATGATGACGAAAAAGTCGTCAGCTTGCGTGATTTTGAGCGGGAAAGGTCCGGGGGTATGGGTTTTCATTGGGTTCAGGCGTTGGTGACGGTGTATTCGGACGCGAAACGAAGACCTTCGGCGCGGCCTGATTCGCCGCCGCCTAGTTCTAGGCTCTCTGTCAGCGAATCGGGAGCTTGACGGCTCCAGGCGTTCCAGTGTTCGCGCGCGTCGCAATGCGGGATGCCGCAATCGCGGTGCAGGACATGCGCGAAGGCCGAGAAAAAGTCGTCGCGGACCTCGCTGACCTGATCGTCCATTCCGATTTCGCGCATCAAGTCCGCTTCAAGGCGCGTCAGGCGCATGTTGGGGAGAATGCGTTCCACTACAAATACCTGCGCGTCGGCCCAGAGTTCCGGTCCGGCATTGCTGCGGACGTAAAGGCTGAGGTCGTCGAACAGATAGAAGCGAGTTGCGTCCGGGCGAGGATCGTCCTGAAATGCTTCGCGGAGATTGTCCGCGAAATGTTCGAAAGAGGTTTCGACCAATTGCTGCTCATCGTCCGTCAGGCGCGCGTCCATGCGGTAGTTATGGTGCAGGTACGCGCGGACGGATTGCGGTAGATCATGCGCGTCAAATGCGCGGACGGCAGGGTCGAAGAATTGGATTTCGTGAATGACTTGGTGAATGGTTTTCATGCTTGGATTGATTGCGGATAGATTGGCCTACCCTTTCGCGTCACGCTTGCGGCATGGCGCGCGGAGGATAGGTCAAAGTTCAGACAGTGAAGACGTGAGCGCAGGAACCGTCGGGTAGAGAGCCAGTTGCGAAAGAGCGGTTCCAAGGATTCGATTCAATCGGGGTTTGATAGGACTTGAAATCCTCCGCGCAGAAACGCGCAACGAGTTTTCGAACCGCTTCCCGGTGGCATTCGTCGCCCGATAATTCGTGAGGATACGGGATTGTCACGGAGCCACGTTCACACGCGGCCTTGATGCGTGAACCGCGTGAATTGGTGGCGGGTAGATACTTTGAGTGGATTGCTTGCATGGATTTTGTGCTTTTGATTCGGGAACCGGAATTGATTACCCGCCGGAGGCCACCGTTTCCGATAGCGTCTCGCGGGGAATCAATCGATTCGGGAAAGGATAGCCTTCAATGTTCGCTTCAGTTCTTCGCGTTGCAATTCGCCGAACCGTACCGCTTGCGCGCGGATTTGATCGGCTTCCTTACGCGCATCGGAAATGATTTTGTCACGCTCACGCATGGCGTCGGCGCGCATTTCCGCGCAACGGCGCGCGCAATCCTGAATCGATGCGGAGGCTAGAATTCCCGGCGCAAAGTCTGAGCGAATATCGGATTCGATGAATGGGATTTGCTCGCGGAGCCAATCGCCACAATAGGAGCTGGAGCCGAGACTATCGGCGGCGGCGGTAAGGATTTGGATTTCTTGGGATTTGGATAACATGGGATTTGATTTGGATTCGGCGTGATTGCCGATTGCTGCCCACGGTTGCTCATGGACAGGATATCGGGAATCAAACCAGTTCGGCGTAGGAATAGGATTTCAAGTCGTTGCGGATCGAATCGGCAATCCCTGATTCGAAAGCTTGCCAAAGGGATTCGGAATCGTCGGATTCGTTCAATTCGTGGGCGGTAAATTCGAATGGGGAATAGTCTCGGGAATTGGATTCAGCAGCGTAACAAAGTAATTCATGGTACTCTGCGATGTTATCGGCAGTGACTACTTTGCCCAAGCCGATCCAATCGACGGAACAGTCGATGGAATCGCCGATTGACGGGACATTGTGGCAAGCGATGCCATGGCCATGGTTCCAGCCTAAGCGATAGGCACGGTCGAGGCTGGAATCGGCGGCGTAGGCGGCGGGGATTTGTTCAGGATAGTTCATGGGATTTGTTTTAGTGGTTGGGGGTTAGATTGAGAACGGATTCGGCGATGCCGATTGCAAGGATTGAAAAGATAATGAAGGCGGCGATGGCGATGCGTTTCAAGGTGATGCGTTTCATCTAGGGACAGTGTGGGGTGGACGGAAAAGGAAGTCAAAAGAAAAGTAAAAATATTTTTGAGAGAGAGTGAAAAGGGTCGGTTTCATTGGGGAAAACGAGGGGAAAATTTTTGAGAGCGGAACGCCTGGTGAAGTGAAAGGGAGCGAAAAGGAAGGATTGCGAAACAGTGCCTTGGATTGCAAGGTACTTGGCATGAAAGAGAAGCAATGGGAAAAGGCTAAGACTTTGTACTTGGCCGGAAAGTCATGGAAAGCGATTTCAGACGAAACGGGAATAGTTCAGTCAACTCTGCAGTCTAAAGCTTCACGGGACGACTGGACGAAGTTCAGGAAGGGGATGCGTGACATAGTTTCCACTAAAGAAACTCAATCCCTAGAAAGTCTATCGGCTTTAGTCCGTTCCAAACTAGCGGCCGATGCTGCATCGACGCTCGAGCGAATCGATTCCTACTCTCTTGATGGCATCAAGGATGAATCCACTAGAGAGCAAATCCTCGGTTCAGTCGCCAAACGGTCCGCTTTGGTGTTCGGCTGGTCGGAAGCTGGCGAGAGTGCGTCCGTCTCAATCAATCTACTCGGATCGATGCCTGACAGAATCGCGGAGGTGCAAGTCGTGAGCGAATCCGAAACCAAGTGAATATAACACACATTGGGCATCGTTGGCGTTCTAATGGACTGGATTAGATTTGCTAATGACAGAAAAGGATTGTTTTTCCTAGGGGTTGGCACACTTTTTGACTGGCAGGGTGGCACCCCCTTTTGCGGGTGGGCTTCGTTTACGATACCCCCCTCAAAAATTTTCCGCCTTTTTGACCATGTTAAATAAAATCAAAATTGGTCAAAGTATTTCTCTATCAACAGCGGAGCGTAAGCTCGCCCATTTCGTAGCCAAGAATCGAAATGGTAAGAATCGATATTTCAATGTGGTGAACCTGAAGATCAGCGCGGAAGATCCGCATACGGTCGATCTTGAGGGAATCTGCGGCGAGTTAGCTTTCTGCAAGCTGTTCAATGTTTATCCTGATCTGGATACGGATCGTAATCCTCCGCATCCGCTCTATGACGCGATTGTCCCGCCGCCACCGGGATTTCGCATCGATGTAAAAACGACCAAGTACGACAATGGAAAGCTATTGGTCGATGCGCGCAAAGGGTTGAAAACCGACGGAGTGGACTTCTACGCTCTGATGACAGGAACTTTTCCAGGTCCGTACACATTCCGTGGAGTTATCGCGAAGGAGCATATCATCCAACCTCATAAACTTGGCCTACTTTGTGGATACAAGAGCTACATGGCGGAGCAGTCGGAGCTGACCGATGAGTTTGAGGCCAATTACTAATTGTGATTGACACTTTAGTCGCCCTTGTGCGTCAGTGCGCGTAACGACCTTAAGCAATGCGGAGGCTTGGTCAGCCATCGCAAAACCGTCTAAGCGGCAATGACACTCCGCATGTAGCAGGTTGGATAATCAGCCACCGTGTGGTGGATGGATGGCCAACCATAACGCAGATAACGTCGGTTTAATTTCATAATCTCATGGCTTGTCCTAATGTCTTCAACGCCTTCGCGGTGGCTACTGAGTCGCTCGCGCAGGACGTTTATAAACGCGCCTCGTACCGCTCGATGTGGCTCAACATGATTGAGCGCGGCGAGTATCCTCAGGGTACTGGTCTGACCCAGACCTCGTTCACCACCACCTCCATCGAGCCGACTGCGGCTGAGGAGTGGTCGGCCATCACGCTCGCCAGCGGCAATCCCGGCGATAACGGTGGCGCTTGCGATGTCACCTACAATGACGTTCCGGTCGGCTATAATGCCGTTACCTGGAGTCCTGAGCGTTTCGCCCTCAAAGGTCCGCTCTTGTGTAAGGACGATCTGACCTTCGACCATCGCGTCGAGGCGTTCTTGCGCGTGTACCTTGAGAAGCTCTCCATCCGCGCTCAGCGTTCTTGGGAAACCCGTTACCAGAACATGTTCGCCAAGTACGCCATCAAGGCTGTGGCCGACTCGTCCTTCACTCAGGTTGAGACGATTGTTGCCGGTGTGAATGAGCTGCCTTGGATTCAGACCGGCTCCGCTGGTCAGGCGCTGAATCAGTCCACCTCCGAGCTGACTCAGGAGATGCTTGATGTCGCCGCCGCCACGCTGATCCGCAACGGCGCTACCAATCCTGATAGCTCTGGCTTCATCAGCTACTCCAGCGACGGCCCGGTGTTCCCGCTCTACATCGGTCTGGAGGCTTCGCAGCGCATCGCTCAGAACAACCCCGCGTTCCGCGACGATGTGCGGTTCGCTGATCAGGGCAGTGGCGCTGGCGCGGAGTTGCTCAAGCGCATTGGCGCGAATCGGGTCATCAAGAACTTCCGGCATGTGCCGAATCTGTTCCCGCCCCGCTTCACCTACGCTGGCGGCAAGTACACGCTGGTTCAGCCGTTTACCAGTGCTAACGGTACGAAAGGTACTGTGTTCAGCGTCAACCCGAGCTGGACGACCGCTCCGTTCGAGGCTGCGTTTGTCGTCACCCCGTATGTCTTCAAGTCGCACATTGTGCGTCCTGTGAACCGTGTTGGTGATTTGAGCTGGATGCCGACCAACTACATGGGCGAGTGGCAGTGGGTGACTGGTGCCTACAAGCTCGATGTGGATTGCGCCGATCCGCTGGAGAAGAAGGGTCAGCACTACGCTGAGTTCATTCATGCCCCGGAGCCTGTTTTCACCAACCAAGGAATGACCATCATCTTCCGTCGGTGTTCAGGCGCTCTGACCCAGATCATTTGCAGCTAACGCTGCAAACGCTCACGCTTCGCGGATCATCTGACGCTAAGCATTCAAAAGACCCGCAGGCGTGAAAATGCTTGCGGGTTTTTTCTTTTCGGCGATTGTGGCCACCGGATTATCTCATAGGTTGTTTGTCTCACAGCTCCGTTGTTGGAGCAGCCCCTCATCGGCCCGAAAGGCTGGTGGGGGGTTTTTGATTGACATACATGCCATGAGTCTGATGCTCGCTTCATGCCGGTATTTACCATTCCCAAAGGCGTTGAAATCCCCGAGAATTTGAAGGAAGGCGAGGCTTTCCAGACGATGGCGACTATCGTTCTTGGTAAGAACGGAAAGGCGGAAGTCATTGAGATTGATGGTATGGCCATCCCCGGTTACGAGAAGAAGTCTAAGGGCAAGAAGATGGCCGAGGGAGGCGAGGAGGAGGAGTATGAGGAGGAAGAGGAGATGGAGGGGGGGTCTGCTCCTGGTGGTGGCGGTTTCATCGCCGAGGTGATGCAGCGCGGCGCTGGTCCGATGGCACGATAACCGAAACGCTAAAAAACGTATGGCCGACATTACATGCGCTGAAACGGCAACGCTGCTAAGCGAGGTTAGCCCTCTTGGATGTCGCGCACCGTGGGAGCGTGATATGGCGAAGCTTGCGCTTCTGAACCGCATCGCCGACGGATCTGGAACGGCTGCGGCGAATGCTGCTTCGTTTGGAACGGTTCGCTCGGTTACGGCGTCCACTTCAATCGTTTCGAGTGATTTCGCGATTATCGCCAATTCAACAGCGGCAGCGATTACGGTTTCGCTTCCCCCGGCGGCAACGGCCAATGGGCGGATATTCTTCGTGAAGCGCGTGAATGCTGGCGCGAACCATGTCACTGTTGATCCGTTTGGTTCCGAAACGATTGACGGAACGGCAACTTATTCTTTGACGACGCACTGGTCCAAAGTTTCGATCATCAGCAATGGAACGGCGTGGTTCATTGTAGCAGACTAATAATATGGCCGACTCATCCATAACCTGTACCGAAGCTGCTCAGCTTATCGCCGAGGTTTCGGCAACTGGATGTCGTTCTCCGTGGGAGGTGGATATGCTTGAGTTGGCGCTTTTGAATCGTATTTCGGATTCCACTGGCGGCGCGGTCGGATTTCCGCTTACGGCGGATTTGACGTCCATTACGGCTGACGTAACGACGATAACGGCGGACGAGACTCAATTTTAATCTACGGTAAAACCCTTCAATACTTCACATGGCAAAACAAACCATTAACATCGGCGCAGCACCGAACGACGGAACGGGAACTCCGCTTCGCACTTCGTTCGATTACACCAACCAGAACTTCACCGAGCTGTATAATGCTCTTGGTGGAGGTGTTGGACTTCCTGGCGCAACCAATCAGGTCATCTTCAACAACGGAACCAATCTGGCTGGCGACGGAGGTTTGATTTACAGTAGCGCAACTGATGCTCTGACTGCTGGTTCGTTTAACCCCACGGCTTCGGCAATTCCTACCAATGGAATTTATCTGCCATCGTCAAAAAACATCGGCATAGCTGTGGATGGTGTTAATGTTCTAAACATTGACGGAATTGCTAGCCGAGTAACTACCACTGGCTCCGCCACCATCACCGGCGATCTGACGGTGGATACGTCGACCCTGAAGGTGGCTAGTGGATCGAATCAGGTTGGTGTTGGTATTACTACGTTCACTGGGACGCAATCGCTACAAGTGCTGACTGGTGTTCGTATTTCGGATGCGAATCCTGAATCGCTGAACTGCCTTAACCTTGCTGTTACAAGCACGACTTCGACGATTGAAACTCGTTATGGCACTCCGCTGATTTTCGGAACGAATGCGACTGAGTGTTATCGCATTGCAGCCGGTGGCACTTCTACATGGTCCGTCGGCGGCTCCACCGCCATGACTTTGAATTCTACGGGGCTGGGCATAGGCGTTACGCCTGCGGCTAAGCTCGATGTTTATCAAGCCACTCTTGGAACAGCCTATTTCCGTGGTGGTTATTCAGCCAGACAACTCACTTTGACCGCCACAAGCGATGGCGTAAATGACGGGGCTGTTCATACGTTCCTTATCGGAAGCAGCGCGGGGCAGTACAAGTTTTCTAACAGTAGCGGAACATTGATGTCGCTCGACGCGAGCGGGAATTTGCTGGTGGGGACGACGGATACAGGTTCAAACAGCGGAATCGGAATCAAGAGCGTTTACAGTTCAACTGCTCCGTATGTTGCAACTGTCGGAAGCTCTACATCAGCAAGCTCGTATTCATATTTGCTGTATTCAACCGGAGGAACGCCTGCGTACAAGTTCTACGTTTCATACAGCGGTCAAATCTCGGCAACCAGTGGAACCGTTGCCGCTCTTTCGGATGCGCGATTCAAAGAGAACGTCCAAGATATCGACGTTGGACTCGGTGCGATTCTAGCCCTCAAGCCGCGCAAGTTTGACTGGAAGGCTGGTAAGGGTAAGGACATCAAAGGAGACAGAGGTTTCATTGCTCAGGAGTTCGAGCAGGTGTTCCCTAACCTCATCGAGGAATGGGCAGACCCTGCCCCCGAAGGCGAAGCTCCCTACAAGTCCGTTCGCCAAGACCTTATCCCTGTGCTGGTGAAAGCCATTCAGGAACTCACCGCCCGTGTTGAAGCACTCGAAGCCTAATATCCCATGATTACCATCAACTGGATCATCGAACGCCTTCTCGTCCGCAAAGTCGAAGGCACCTACTCAGATGTCGTCATCACCGCCGACTGGCGATGCAACGGCACCGAAACCATCGGCACCGGCGACGACGCAAAGACCTACAGCGGCACTTGCTACGGCAGCGCGTCGTTCGCTCCGCCGAGCGAGAACTTCACGCCTTACGAGGATCTGACCGAGCAGCAGGTGCTGGATTGGTGCTTCGCCAACGGCGTCGATAAGACTGCCATCGAAGCCAACGTGACGCAGCAGATCAACGACCAAATCAACCCGCCGGTCATCGCTCCGCCGCTGCCGTGGGCGGCGCAGCCTTCATCGCCGCCGGTTGAAATCGTGCCTCCGATGTTGCCGCAGGTGGAGCCGCCGCTCGTCAATGCGGAAACTCCTGTCGCCGCTGTTGACGAACAGCCGGTTGTTTCGGATGCTCCGGTGGCATGATTACAATCGAACTTACCACTGAGCAGGCCAATCAACTCCTCCAACTCATCGATATCGCTATCAAGGCTGGCGGTTTCCAGAATGCAAAGGTCGGCGTACCTCTGGCCGAACTGATTTTGGAAGCTGCCAAGCAATCGCAGGCGGACACTAACTAACCACCACGATGACGGACCACCACGCATTTTTAAGAGACATCTCAATCGGCGTCGGTGGTCCGGCCATCGGCATTCTGGGGAACGCGGTATTCTCCGATCCTCATCTCAAGACTGCGTCATTGGCACTTGGCGCGCTCGCCGCGCTTCTTACTTGCGTCGTGAAAGCAGTCGAACTTTATCGCAAACTCAAAAACGACAAATGAACGCTAATATCTCCTCTCTTCTCCGCCACATCCTGACCGCTGCCGGTGGATTCATCGTTGCCAAAGGGTTGGCCAGCGCCGATCAGGTTGCTGAATTGGCCGGTGCTGCTGTCAGCATTTCTGGCGTCGCTTGGTCTATGTGGAAGAACAAGCAATCAGCCGCTGCTGCACCCGCTAAACAGACGGAATGAACTTCCTGGCCGACCTCGTTATGAAGCTGGTCATCTGGCTTCATGCGCTGACCAAGCAGGACACAACAAATGAAGACGCCAAGAAACAACCTGATCTTAAGCGCGGTCTTCTTGATCGTGTGCGCGAGCATGAGCGTGAGCTGCGCGAGCCGAGTGATTTACGTCCCCCACGGTGAGCCGGTGAGGCTTGCTGAGGACGTTAAGGCTAAGGTTTGGGTCGTTGACGCGAGCGGTAAATCGGTGCGTAGTCAGAACCGTATTACCATCCATGAAGGCTGGTATGCACTCCCAAAAGAATGAGCAATAACGCACCGTACAAAGGTTCGCCGTCTGTTAAGGTGGGCGGCAGCGGACCTTACAAGCAGTCGCCGCCGCCGAAGCCGCCGGTTAAGCCAAGGCCACAGCCGGTTCCGAGCGGAAGCGGTCCTTACCGTAGATAAGTGATTTAAACGAAAATCCCCCGGTGGTAATGAGAACCATCGGGGGATATTTGCTTTAGCGTCCGAGCGACTTCATCACGCTGGCGACAAAGTCCTCGCTCTTGGCGGTGTTCGTGTTCGAGGGACGAGAAGCTCCAGATGTCGCCTTCGAAGTAACTCCAGGCTCGCTTCCGCGATACTTTGAGAGTTCAGCTTGCAGGCGTTTGTTCACCTCAACCTGAGCGTAGAGCAGTTCGCGGTACTTTGGCGCAGCAGCGGCCCACAGAGCCGCCTTGGCAAGATCCTCCTCACTGTTCTCGCCGTTGAAGATCTGCTGGGCGAGACTCAGTCGGCCATTCAGCTCGGTGTTCCACTCATCATCGCCTTCGCGCGGTTCAAAGATTTCAAGCGCGCGAGCATTCTCGCTCACCTTAGCCCAGGTCTTGGTGGCCGACTCTAGCGCAGCCTTAGTACCCTCCTCGTTGTCCTGCTGGTACTTCGAGATGATGGCGTCGTAATCAGCTTTCGCCTCGGAAATCTCTGACGCGCGTTCGCCATTGATTTCGTCGTACTTCACAATCAGCGCGCCGAGCTTTGCCTTCTTGGACGGAGAAAGCCCTTCGACAATGTCGTCGATCTGCGAGTTGCGATATTCGCTCTCAGGAGACTTGAGCAAATCAACAAGCCTCTCGCCATCGCTTCCGACAAGGTTCTTCACGGAATCAAAGACGCCGCTAATCTTGCCTTCGTACTTCTTGACGAACTCAGGGTGACGTTCGACATCGAGGATGCGAACACGCTCGGAAAGCGCGTCACGCTCTTCCTGCAAGGTCTTGAGCTGCGCTTCGTAGTTCGGATTGGCAGTCTTTCCAGACTTCAGCTCATCCAACTGCTTGGCCAGCAAAGCCTTCTCTTCCTTGATCTTGCGGAAAGCATCAGCGGCCTTCGTAGACTTGATCGTCTCTGGAATATCGGAATCAGCGTCCGTAGAAGTCGGAGCCTCGGCCTGCTGCTTTTTCGTACCAAACATCCGCTCGATATCCATCTCGGCTTTGCTGAGCTTGGATGCGTCAGTTGGCTTGATCGGCTTCTGCTTCGTCGCCTTCGGCTCTTCCGTAACCTGCGAGGCAGAATTGGCCGACTCATCAGCCGATGCGGCGTCATCAATGCCGCTCGCCTTGAAAGCGTCGATGAACGAGCTGCCGAAGTCAGGGGTTGTTCCGCTGTTGGTGAGAGGTGAGTTCAGTGGTTCTTCCATAATTTGTTAGTATTGCTTATCGAATGTCGCTTCTGGTTCTTTCGCTGTTTCAATTACCGCCAATTTACGAAGGTTTTCAAGACAATGCGCGTAGCCAGCGGTTACACCGGCAGCGAAAATAATGTCCGATTCCTTACTGCCATGTGACGGCATTGGAACCGGCATTGATTCGGCAACGATGCGTAATGCCATGCGAAGGACGGGCATGCTCAGGATTTGAGCGAGTTCAGCCTGTTGGCCATCGGTCTGCCAGTCGGACAGGTTGATGTCAGGCAGCTCCAGCAGGTTCTTCGGATTCTCCTTCTTCGAGCCTCTTAGCCAGTTGATCATACTTTGTTTTCTTGTTTCGTTTCAGTTTGTGCCTTTGGGGAATCGGATCGAGAACCTCGTCGAGTTTGACTGGGTTCTCCTTATTAACGACATCGCGCTTCGGTCGAATGACCTTCGCAATCTCAAGCATGTCAACGAGAGGCAGCTTGATGTAGCCGCAATCAACATCGTTGATGCCGTAAGACACGACGAATTGATTCTTTGCACTGTCGTAGAATGCACCACACGGGAAGACGACCGCCGGAAGCCCCGGCCACCAGTCTTGCTGATTTGTTCCGGTCAGGATCGGCAAAGTCGTCATCCGAGCGATGCGAAATGGAGGCTTTGCCTCGAATGCGTATGCGCCCATGTAGTAGCGACGCTTCTTGTTTATCCACGGCAAGGAGCTGTGAAAGAAGGTCCAGTACAGACCGTCAACGTAGATTGGATTTGAGCCTCCTCGAACTTCACCAAACTTCCAAAGAGGGTTGAACTCGTCGGTGACGTATTCAGCTTCCTTCTCAAGACGCCCATTAAGGCGCACTATGACATGAGGATTGGCCGAATACACCATATGTGGCGCGTTGTCGTGGACGAAGTAGAGCCAGTTCTTCTCATGGCCATCGTTGATCATTGCCTGCGCGTAGTTGTTTCCGTAGATCGGATCGAAACGACCGACGTTTAGGAACTGCTTATCGAGCAGGAACATCCCTTGGTGCGCGTACGACTTGAATGGGACGAACGTGCAGCAGCTAAGTCCGTACTTGTCGCCAAACTTTACGACGCGCGGGTCTTCAAATTGCTCGTTCGGATAATGAGAAATCAGCGTTGCCAGGGCCTTCTTGGTAGCTCGCAGATTCTGGCTGAGTTCGAAAATAACAATGTCATTCTTTTCGACGTAAACGTCTTCGTCCTTCTCGCGCTTGTTACGGCAGCGACGGGCGAAAAGCATGATCTTACCATCAGGCTCCTGAACGATTGCAGGATTGAAGTAATAGGTTCCAGTTTCTTCAGGCAGGACAATTTTGCCCACCTCCCAGTCAACCTGTTCGGCCAACTTGGGAACGTCATTTTTTGCGTAGCTCATTAGGAATTCTGCTGCGAATTTGATTTCATCGTAGAGAGCAAGCCAATGATCGCGCTCCTCGCGGACCTCGGTCAAATGCTCCTCATGTTCTTTGGTTCGAATCTCAAGCGTCGTTTTAAGATCCTCAATTTCATTCAGAAGATCCGCTTGGCCATCACCGCCATTTGCGAATCGCTTGAGTGCTTTAAGAGACAGCTCTCGGATGATGTCTTTCATTTTGAATTCGCCAATCAATCTGGAATCTCAGTTTCGAACTGGTCGGCCACCCTTGGGAGGATGGAGTAAGAGTTCAAAAGATGCCTCGTTTTGAAGTAGATAAGCAAATCAATGTGCGCCGAAATTTCGACAGTAGTTTCAAGAAGTGGCTTCAGCGCTTTCCGTCGAACAAGATAGGCGTGAGTGCAAAGCGGATGGCAGCGATACAAGTTGTGGCCAACTTTTTCCTCAACACGACCGGCGGAGCAGCATGATCCGGCAAAAATCATGTCCCAATCTTTTGGAGCCTCCTTCAGCGCAAGCTCGATTGCCTCTTTCCACCCATCTCGGAAAACAACGTCGTCCTCAAGAACCAACCAGTAGTTCTCACCTTCGGACATCTCAAGCGCACTCCAGAGCATGATGTGCGACATGGTGCATCCGATGTGCTTGGCGCAGATGTAGCAGGGATTTATCGGATCATCTTCGGTGTACGGAATCGTTGCCTTAAGCCCAGACTTTGCACCGTTCAGACCGTGGAAAAACTTGAACTTTTCAATTCCAGCTTTCTTGAGGCTTTCTTTTACAAAATCGATGCGTTTAGAGCCGCGCTGGGTGATGACAATTGGAATCATTTTTTGGTCTTTTGATAAATTGAAAATACGCTTTCTTTGAGGTCATACCGCTGAATCAGGGTGCAGTATTTTTCCACAAATCGAATCGCAGTCTGCGTCGATTCCCAATTCACATCGTCCATCACGATGTAACCGCCAACCTTGAGCTTCGGAAGCCAGTTGACGACATCGCTCGTAGACGGCCATTCGGCGTGATTGGCGTCGATGTGAACCATGTCCATGTCGGGCAGGAATCGCGACGCATCCCAAGACGACATGCGGCAGAATTGGATATGGCGAACAACTTCTGCACGGACACAGTGGCGAACGAAAGCCTCGTAATGGCCGTCCAAATCAAGCGTCGCCCACCATTCTTGATTGGCTGCATTTTCGTCGTCGATGCAGTCCTCTTTCTTCCAAGAGTCAATGGCGTAAACCGTGCCACTTCCGTTCAGCTTACAGGCGTAGGCTAGTGCGAGCGTTGACTTGCCTTCGAAGACGCCTATCTCAGCAATTCGCTGTGGCTTGTTGTCGATGACAAGTTTTCCAATCTCGAAGCCTTTTTCAGAATCGCACCAGCCGCCCATTTTTGGAAATTGGTCGGCGACAAAATTTCTAAGCGCATCGTATTGGCTGCTCATTTTGGGTGGATATAGGTGACTGACTTTCTGAAAAGAGGATTCGTGAACACCTTGATGACCGTGGACCGTGGCCAACACAAAGGCTCTGCAGTAATGCTCAGCGGCCTGAACTGACCGTTTTGAATGTCGTTCGATGCACCGGGATGTTCGTTTACGATCAATGCCGACTTGTGACGAGTGGAGATGATTTCGAGAATCCTTCGGCACTCTGAAAACTCAAGATGCTGCAAGACATCCTTGATGTGAACGAGGTCGAACGATTCTTGAATGTCTTCGATGCTATCGGCGCTGATGTCGGTTCCAAGCGGAGCTTTTGATTTCGCGAATGCCGTCGCAACCGGACTGACATCGATGCCCTTGTAGCGAACCCCAGACAGATCAATCATCGACATCAACTGCCAGTCTCCGCAGCCGACATCCAAGATCGACTTGATCTTGTTTTCTCGGATGAACGAGTTGAGAAACTTGACGTATTTTGCGGTATTTGACGGATGCGAGCCAGGACCGGAACCGCCGTTCCATTCGTCAGTCAGGTAGATTCGGTCAAAGATATTTTGAAGCATGCAGGCAGTAGGTGTTTTCGCGTTTTAAAATTTCATTCTCGGTAAGTGCGCGCATTTTTTGGTCATGGTAGGTGCGCCACAAGTGGGCAATGGAACAGCCATCCAGAGAGTGGATTCCATCCCAATACCTATGTGAGCCGCAATGCATGAACCCAAGCATTTCAAAATCAACAGCCTTGGCTAACCCCGGATTTTCTTTGTGCAGTTTCCACGGATACTGGACAGAAATCTCGTTCCACCCTCCCCCGTCAAACTCCTGCCACTTCTGAAGCCACTTCCATTGGAACCGGCTGTGCATCTGCGAGAACATGATTGCGTTGCAAAGGCCAATGGTCGGCTCGTCCCCGCAGAATTCACGACCGATTACAGTGTCATGGTTTAGCCAGTCTTCTGGAAACGGAGCAACCGTGATGGTGTCCGTGTCAGCGTAGACGCCGCCCATTGCGTACAGAACGGTGTGCCGAATCAGGTCTGCGCGATGCTGATGCTGCGGGATGTTGTTACCGTTCCATGTTTTCGGATTTCCGATTGGCATCAAGCGAACCGGAACCTTCGATTTGAGCTTTTCCCACTGCTCGCCGGTAGGCTCTTGTGGAGTCCAAAGAAAAACGCTCCAGTCAGGATTGTTCATCCATGCTGAAGCGATTGCGATGCGTTCGCAGATGTTGAATCCGTCGTCGTGAAGACCGTGAACGAAGTGTATGTTTTTCATCCCTGACGCGCCAAGTTGGACTCGGCAGTTGCATTCGCTCGCTGAATATCAGCGGTTGTCTTCGCATTCCGGCGTGACAGATCTGCCATCGCCTTCGTGTTCTGACGCTGAATGTTGGCCATAACCTCGGCATTCTGGCGAGCGATTTTTGCCTGAATTTCAGCGTTGAGAACGGCGGTCTTCGGATCGACGCCCTGCTGAATCGCCATTGCCTGCTGTTGCTGCGCCATTGCCTGAGCCTGTTCCTGAATCAACTGGCCAAGCTGCTCGATGGTCTGGCTAAGCATCTGGAGCTGCTGCGTGTAAGCCTCGACCTGCGGACGGCGTGAAGGATCGGTGGACAGGCGCTGCAAGTGCTGCTGAACGTGCTGACCGATGCCTTGGAGGAAGAGGACAATCTCCTGCGGATTTCCACCCTGTTGAAGCGATGCAGCAGCCTCGTTCGCGGCAGCAAGATGCGTGTCGATGTGAACGATGTGGTTCTGCGTATCGGTGACGATTGCCATGTTGCCTTGGCGCAGCGAGGAATGCTCCAGCACGGCAAGAGCGGCCTGATCTTGAATGCGAGCAGACTGCATCTGAGTCGGCAAATAACGATCAACCATTTGTTGGCCAACCTGAGCGGCGATGTAGTCCTTGAGCAGGTTGACTTTTCCGCCTTCGGGAAGAGAACCGGAAAGCCCGAGCAAAGTCCCGAGAAGCTGCTGCTTCGCGAATTGAGAACCTTGGCCGACCGTGCGAGTCGCCTCAACGTAATCGATGTCTATCATCGCCTGAACAGGAACACCACGCTCCTTGCATCGACGTTGGAATTCAATGGCGTCTTTGTCCGACTTGGTAATCGGGTTCAGGTTGGGGTTTGAGGCGCGGTTGTACCGTTCCTCAAAGAAAGAATCCAACTGGTTGTAATACCGGCTCAACTGCGTCTTACCGATTGCTGACTGCTGTGCCACGATGGCTTGGACTTCGGTGGCAGTACGAGGATTGCCCGACGGCTTGTTGAGCGATTGGCGATACTGAGAGAGGTTGCCTTGAAGAACATTCTCAAGGTCCGCGTTGACCGCCATAGGAGCGTCCAGAACGCCAGCAATGTTTTGCTGAATGACTTCGTAGTCGGGCGGGAGAATGGCATACGGTCCTTGCTGAACGACGCTCGTCTTGCTCAGAGCGTTCGGGTTGAGAGGGCGGAAGAGAATCTGGGTGCGAGCGAATGCACTATCAACCATCGAGCAACGCAGACGATTCTTCAGTTCCATCGCCTGGAGCATCTTGATGCCCAAGCCTTTGACGCCGTGATGCTCGCCATCGCCACGGTCGTAGTACATCGGATGGATGACCTGTTCCCACCGGCTGAAGCGTCGCAGCTTCTTGTACATGAAGTCCTCGCTGTCACGCTCATCGATGATGACATGACTGATCTGACCATCGAACTCCTTGTAGAAGATGTGGCACATCAAGACCACCTCGGAGCGAGCCGAGAATGTGATGTCGTTTGAGCGAAGCTGACGCTGAAAGAACTCCCAATCGTATTGGACGCCAGAGCGATACGGTTCTGGCATCGCAGCGCGAATACGCTGGCGAACGTAATCCACGTTCCAACCGGCGGCGCGAGCGGCTTCCTCGTCTTGAATCTTCTCGAAAAGATCATCGACACCCATGCGGGTTCGAACAGCAGCCACTTTCCAGTCGCTGACGTTCGACTTGGTTCCATCTGGAACGAGAAGATCCGTTGCCATGATGGCCTTACACCGCCAATCGGTGCTGTCTTCGAAAATCAACGGGCCATCTCCAATGAGAACCATCTCGCGCTGCGAGAGCTGCATGAGGTAGTCGAAGTCTTTGTCCATCTTCTGGAGACGGTCGAATTCCTCGGTAATGATCTTCGACCATTCCTCCCGCTTATCCATGTCGTTGCCGTAAGCGGTGCGAATGTTGGCGTAAGTCGGAACCTCGGCGAACACATCGTAGAAGGCAGACATGGCCAACGTGAGGAACGCTTCCGATTCACGGAAGTTCACATTGGTTCGGAACGCTTGGTTGTTACGACGCAGTTCCGCAGGATTGTACGGAGGATTGCCATCAACAAGACCGCGCAACTTGGCGCGCGTCACGTTCCGCAACTGATCGGCCATGATCAGCTTCTGGAAAATTTCGCGAGCTGATGCCGCATCGGCTATGCGCGTTTCAGGCGCTTTGCCGTTTTCGTTGATGGTTTCAAGCGGCAGTTGGGCTAGGTTTCCGTACATGGTCGTTTTTTCCAGCAGTGAGCCGGAAGGTTTTCGTTCTCTGTAGCGTCGGTAAATTTATGGAGTGTTTCAATGGGAAACCACACCATGCTTCTGATAAAGCAACCACAAAATTCACAGCTCTGAACCTGCTCATCATACGGCGTATTTCCGTGCTGCGAGAAGGTTTTTACGGCGTCTTTTAGAACGCGAGCATTACATCCAGTGCATCCGAGCGGCTTCCGGTTGAAACGGCATCCTGAACAGATGCTTGCGCGTCGATTTGCCTCCGCTTGATCGACTTTTCCGCCGCCGACGGTCAGTCCATGAAGCAAACTCATGCTGAATCGGATGACATCTCCGATCTGGAGTGACTTTCGACCTTCGGGTTTCGGAAGCTCAACCTCGTTGTAAGCGCAATCTGCACCGTTACGACACGCATATTCGGTGATTAAAGTGTCCAGGTTGCTTGGTGTGGCGATGGCGTTCGCCGTGTAATGGTTGCGGACGAACTCATGGAGCTGCGGCCATGATCCGCCCATGATTTCAATGCCAGTCTCAGGAACTCGGTAATGCCATCCGCCGGGGATGACCATGTGTTCGTTGAGAACCTTGTATCCAGTAACCTTGCTCATTCTTCGATTGATTCGTCGTGATAGATTGAATCGGCATCCCGAACGAGCTTTTCCCAGACTTTATCCATTCTGGTTGCTCGCGGTTCGAGGACAGCAGTTTTGCGGACTAGATCAAGCAAGACTGTAGCTGCGTCGGCCAAGTCAGGCGATTTGCCGGTTCGCTGCTTCATCACAGTCTTCGATTCGACGGATATCTTCCGCTTGGAATCGTCGAACATGCGCGCGCAGAACTCTTGCAGCGTCTCGATGTCCATTCCACCAACTCGCTCCTCGACAACCCATTTACGCATCGAGAACCAAAGTTCCGTCACTTTGCGGTCGTAAGCCTCATTGCATGGCCGACTATCCTCGTCGCTGACCGGAATGGCCGATGGAGAGCCGCCGAACTCAACGCGATGAACAATACCCCATTCGCGAGTCAGAATGTCCGCAAGACCGCCACCTTCACCGCTTGAATCGAGAGCGAACTTGTCGGGCGACACGCCCCGCTTGCCGCACTCCTCTTTGACGCGGTTGGCTATCTGGTAGTGAACCGGTTCCGTTAGCTGAGCGTTTGGGGATATCTGAACCACATCGCCAAAAAGTATGCTAATTTTATCGTTAGCAGTGCCAACCTTGGCAAAGCGGAGAACGCATCTGTCGCCGCCAAATCCTGGGTCAAGACCGGCTACCGACTGAATATTCGTAGTAAACACCAACTTTCTTGTAGGTGTGTGCGTCTCGATCAGTGATTCAGACAACACCGTCTTGACCATGCCGTCAGGACTCCAGAATCCGCGCGTGTACTTCCAGAACGTAGGGCTTTGCTCACCCTCATGTCGCATAGCGGATAACACCTGATCATGCGTTATAAGGTATGGGTACTTCGTTCGCCCTTCGCTGATGTTGGGCGACTTCATACCGTCGAATCGTCGGCACATGCCGCGTTCGGTCAGCCAATGCTGATCTTCAATCGTTACGCTGCGCCAACCTTTTGCCGGTGTGCAGAATCGACCGTGTGGGTCGTACTTCGATGCCGGATTACCGATGACCAACATCTTAAACTCGCGGCAACCTTTGGAAAGGTTGGTACAAGCCTCAAACGCTGCTTCGGGCGTATCCGTCGCTTCGTCGATGATGACCATCACTCGCTCGGCGTGAATACCCTGGATGTTGGCCACCGCCTTCGAAGTGTTGCCTTCGGCGACGGCAATAGCTGAAATCGAATGCCGGTCGTCGCCTTTGATAGCCTGTAACGCCATCTTCGAATCGACCATATTACCGGGGAATCCGCGCGATTTCCGAACAAGATCCTGAAGATTGGCCCACATACGCTTGCGGATCATTTTTGCCGTCGTGGACGTAAGAACGACGGTTGATTTTGCGGGGTTAGACAGCCACCAGACTGTCGCGAAAAGTGTTGCCCCAAAAGTCTTTCCGCTCGCGCCGCATCCCGCCCAGCCAACGTAGTCATGTTCGCAGAGACTTTCGACCTGAGCCTCCAGCCACGGGTTCCAGCTCATCTTGGGCCAGAGCATCTTGGTGGCGTTAACAAAATGGTCGAAAGTGCCTAAGCCGCCCTCGTTCGGCTGGAGTCGGTTTCGGAATGCGTAAAGCTCAAGTTCTAGGTCAGGAATCTTGACCGGTGAACGAATTCCATACTTGTGCTGAATAAGTTGATGCTCGGACGCTTGCTCTGCCATAGTTTGGCCTTGCAATAGTTCTCGCTGGACTTGAGGTTCTGCGAAAGGAAAATTATGCCGTCGCAACTTGTTTCTTCATCCGGCTGCTGCCAGCCTTGCGACTCCGAGCCGGTAGTCGTGAATATCCCCGGCCCTCAAGGGGCTGCGGGAGCCAACGGTACGAATGGCACGAACGGAATCGATTCGTTCACCTACACGACAGCCTCGTTTTTTGTTCCGGCTCTTGGGTCGAGCGTCCTTGTTTTCGTAGATAATACCCAATTTCTGCCAGAATCGGTTGCTGGCCAGTTCTTCGTATCGATTCAGGGTCTTGGATATATGCAGGTGCTGTCGGTTGATGGACTGCAACTGACGCTTCAAAACCCTGCTGCGGGTGTCCTTGGAATCGCCAACGCTGTTCCAACCACCCTGATTCCGGCTAATTCCCTTATCACTCTGGCTGGTGCGATTGGGGCGACTGGCGCTCCTGGTGCGTCGGGCGGCGCTCCGGTTGGCGCGTCGTACATTTGCCGCACTTCAGACGCCACGCTGACGAACGAGACTGCTCTCGATTCGCTATCTGCTGGCTACCTCAAGACTCAAGGATCTGGTGGATTTGGTGCTGTTTCGACTGTTGCCTCTGTTCCTGTAGCGGACATCAGCGGTGTTCTTCCGATTGCGAAGGGTGGAACAAATCTGTCCTCCACTCCAACCAATGGCCAACTGCTCATTGGAAATGGTTCTGGATTTGCTCTCGCAAGCCTGACCGCTGGTTCGAACGTCACGATTACTCCTGGCGCTGGCACGATCAGCATCGCATCGACGGCCAGTGGAGCAGCGTTCAGCTACGTCACATTTACGCGGAGGGTTACTTCAAATGCGCCGACAATGAGCGCCGTTGCAAGTAACCCGTTCAATTCGACCACCTACCCTTCAGTAACCTATTCTGGAATTGATACCGCTTCAGGGTTTACTCCCGCAACCGGAAGGTTTGTTGCGGCAAATTCTGGGTATTATAGGTTAAGCTCTATAGTTCATAATGGATTTGTTGGCGGTGTTTACGACATAACTCTACAAATCAGAAAGAACGGAACACCTATTTACAGTGTTGGATACCGCATATCAGCGGTAGACGAGCCTCCTGTTGCTGTAGAGGTTTTAGATCAAGCTTCGATTTCTGATTTCTACGAACTTTTTATAACATCGGCAACAAACACATCTTTGTTTAACGTCAATTCGTCATTCTCCATCCAGCGTATTCAGGCTTAAACCATGAGCGAACGCGCACCACGGAGGTACACGGACGGATCTGTCACCTTTGAAGGTGGCATTGATTCCGGTGTCATGCCGTCTGAGGTGGACAAGAATCAGGTGGCGTTTGCGGTGAACGCCAGCTTCCGGCAGAGTTTCATTTCTCCTCGCCCCGGTTTCGTTCAGAAGGATTACAATCTCTGCACGACGATTACAGCGGACAATGCTGAGATTACGGCAGATCAAACCAACGTGACGGCTGATGGATGGTCGGAGAATTGTTATGGCTCTCAAAGTCTGACAGGCACATTCCAGTGCGCGCTTCCGTACATCGGAGACAACGGTCAGACGTTCATTCTGATGCTGATCAGTGGTAAAGTGTGGCTTTACGACTGCCTTCAAAATAACGCCCAGAATTTGACGGTTTCTCCGAATCTTGAGAATCCTTCCAACCTGCTTGATGGATGGATGGTTCAAGCGGAGAACTTTGTCGTCATTCAAGATGGATTCAGCAAGCCGCTGATTTTCAACGGAACGAATCTGCGCCGCGCAACCGACGACGAAATAAAGACCGGGAAGATGATGTCCTACGTCAATGGACGCATCTGGTACGCGCTTCCTGACGGGTTTTCGTTTCGAGCGACTGACATCGTTTATGGGGATGGAACGCGAGCCAGTGTTCTCAAGGAAACCGAGAACACCTTCCTTAATGAGGGCGGAGACTTCGCGGTTCCGTCGGATTCAGGAGGCATCACGGCAATGGCCGTCCCCGGCAATCCAGATACGTCGCTTGGGCAAGGGCCGCTTCTCGTCTTCACTCCGCGATACGTTTTCAGCATCCAAGCTCCAGTAGATCGTGATACTTGGAAGAACCTGAATTATCCGATTCAGGCTATCAGCTTGCTGACCAGTGGCGCGCTTGGCTCTAGGTCTGCCATCACGGTTAACGGAGACGTTTTCTACCGAGCTGTCGATGGAGTTCGCTCGTTCATCATCGCTCGTCGTTCGTTCAACGATTGGGGAAATACACCCATCAGCAACGAAATCCTAAACATCGCAGAGAACGATCAGACGAATTTGCTGTGGGCCAGTTCTGCGGTCGTGTTTGACAACCGTCTGCTGATGACAAGTCAGCCTCGGTACAACGCTCAGGGCGTCATTCACAAGGCGTTGATGGTTCTTGATTTCGATCTGATTACCTCGCTGAGGAAAAAATTTCCTCCTGCTTGGGCTGGAATCTGGACCGGATTGGATGTGTTGCAGATTCTCAAGACCGAGAACGCTTACGGAGACGCTTGTTTCGCAATCGCTCGCGGATCGGACAACACGATTCAGATTTGGGAGGTCAGCAAGACCAGCAAGTTCGATTCGAATCTATCCGATCCAAAGAAGGAGATTCAATGGCTGGTTCAGACTCGCGCCTACAATTTTGAACTTCCGTTTGGACTGAAGAAGCTCGATTCGGGCGACATTTTCATCGACTCGCTAGATGGCAACGTCGGATTCAACGTGGAGTATCGCCCCGACCAATACCCTAGCTGGCTTGAATGGGCGGAATGGAGCGAGTGCGCGATTACGACGCAGTGTGATAACCTTTGTCCGATAAGCAACTTTCAGCCTCAGTACAGGCCGAAGATGCGGTTGCCGACTCCTACGGATATCCCGTGTAATTCCACGATCAGCACTCCAACCAGGAATCTTTACGAGGTTCAGCTTAACATCTCGATTTCCGGTTACTGCCGCATCAAGAGCATTCGAGTTCACGCTTACGACGTTCAGGAATCTGCCGTTGGCGAGTGCAGGACGTTCCAGGGGTGCAAGATTCTTGAAGGTTGCGACATAAATCCACTTCTCTACTCATCGGAATAGTATGGCAAATCTAACGCTCATCACGCTCACAGCTCCAAGCCTTCCGTACAATTATTGTCCGTCCAACTACCAACAGTTGGCCAACGATATCATCGGCGGCACGCAAGCTACGTTTAATAGCGCGATTGGAAACTCGTTCTTCAACTTTGGCCCGACTGTTCCTGCGCTGAACAATCAGATTTATCCGTGGTTGGATGAGAATGGGAATTGGTGGGTGTTCAACGGCGGATATTGGGCGCGCCAAAATCCGGTTGCGGCTGGAAGTTCTGAGCGTCGTATTTTTGTTGGAACAAGCACTGATGTGCTGTCGTACGATGGCGGAGATGGAACGGTCTACTCTGGCAATCCTTACGCCGGTTCAATGTGGGAAATTGACACCGCATTCGAAGCTCGATTCCCGGTTGGAGCTGGCACGTTTGCGGCGAGTGGAGTTGTTAGCGTCAATGGAACGACCACCTCGACCGCTGTTGCTGGAGAAGATCAACACCTGCTGACGACGGCTGAAATGCCGACTCATACGCACAATGTTGCGATTAAAGTGTTCGGTCATGGCGGAGAAGACGGCGCTAGGGTAGCTGCGGACGGCGGAACATCATCTCCCACGCTTACAAACAACGTGACAGTTTTCCCAAGCTCAACGCTAGATCCAGATGTTGACGCTATTGCTGCGAATACAGGTGGAAATGCTGCCCACAACAATCTTCCGCCGTTTTACGGTGTTTACTTTATCAAGCGAACTGGCCGAGTCTATTACACCAAATGAAGCTAATCGTTCAGGACATTCGCTCCACAATCGCCCGTGTCATCGGAGTATGTGTCGATGATGCGCGCGTTTATGATTACATCAATCAGGCGTGTCGAAGGCTTCTACACAAAGGGTTGTGGGCTGGAGCGTACGGACGCTTCACGATCCACACCGTAGGTGGCTGCATCACTTGGCCGCGACAGATCGAAACCATCGAGGCTGTAGCTGACTGCTGCGGAGTCGGAACGGTTCGCAATCAATGGTTCGAGTTTCAGGAAACCGGATATGGACTTCTCAATGGCAATCAAGTGTGCGTTGGGAAGCAGCTTATTGATCGTGGTACTGTGGTTTCTTACCGCGACATGTCTGGCGGTACTAACAGCTATCTTCGAGTCTACCCTGGCGACGCTTCGGATGTCGGCAAAACCATCACGCTGCAAGGTGTTGATCAGAACGGTCAGTGGATTCGAACGCAGTCCGGTGGCGCGTGGATTGACGGAGAAAAGCTGACGCTCGCTTTGCCGTACGTTCAGTCTACCAAGAAATTTATCGAACTGACCGGCGTCATTCGTGAAGCCACGAACACGGTCAGCCGTTTGTACGAGTACGATGCGACGACCGCTCTGGAAACGGATCTGGCAGTTTACGACCCTGATGAAACTTTGCCGCAGTATCGTCGCAGTTACCTGACAGATCGTTGTAACAACGACGAGGATAAGCCGGTGACTGTGATGGCGAAGATGCGCCACATCAACGCGACGAGCGTCAATGACTACCTTATTCCTCCGTGCGCTGATGCCATCAAGCTGATGGTCATGGCCATTCGAAAGGAAGAGAACGATTTGATTCAGGAAGCAGTGGCCTACGAAGCCAAAGCTGTTCAAGCTGTGCAGGAGCAGACGATGCAGTATCTGGGCGACGCTGTCGCGACGATACGCATGGTCGGTGTAGGATTGAATGGCGGTGGATTCTCGCAATGGTTCTGAACCAAAAGGATAATTTATGGCAATAGGACTTGGAGCTGCAATTTTGGGTGGAGCGGGAATCTCCGCTGCCGGTAGTTTGCTCGGTGGGCTTTTCGGCGGACGCAAGCCAAAGGTGCCTGAGCTGAAGCCGATTGATTTTGCTGGAGAACAGCAAAAGGCGATTCAGCAGAATATCGCATCGCTTGAGCCTGCAACTGAGTTGGCCACCAAGACGACCGCCGCTGAGCAGTCTCAGCTTGAGGCGCAGCTTCGTCGCGCGATTCCTGGCTATGACCAGTTGATTCAGCAGGCTGGCAAGAACATTGGGTCGGCCTTGCGAGGCGAAATCTCACCAGAGGTTTCTGCTCAGGTTCAACGCTCTGCCGCTGGACGAGCTTTGTCTGGAGGATTTGGCGGCGCATCTGGATTCGGTCGTGCGCTAACCGCTCGCGACTTGGGGTTGACTGGGATGCAGCTCCAGAATCAAGGTCTTGCTCAGGCTCAGAGTTTCATTCAGCAGCAGCGTGCGGTGGGTATGGCGCAACCGTTCTCGGTTAGCAGCATGTTCATTACACCGAGCCAAAGAATTGGATTCATGCAGCAGCAGCAACAGCTTCAGTATGGACGCGATTTGCAAGCCGCTCAGGCCGCTGCTTCCGCTTCTCCGATGCAGCAAGCGTTGCAGAGTGCTGTCACTGGATTTGGTGGTCAGGTTGGCGGCGCGCTGTCGCAATATGGAATTTCGAGTGCGTTGATGTCTCAACTGCCAGGGGGATATCGACCGCCATCGTCTTACAATCCCCAGAACGATCCTGAGCTTTATTCTTTTCCGAGAACAAATACCTCTGAAATAGGGCCGCAATCTACCAGCCTATTCCCTGAATACAGCTCGTCCAATTTCGGACTCTAAATCTTATGGCCGACCAATCTCTTCAAGCGTTTCAGCTAGGCGCATCGCTGTTCGACCGCGCGCAGACGCAGCAGCGGATGATGGAGCAGTTGCAGATGCAGACGGCTGATCAGATCATGCGCCAGCGTCAGGCGGATCTTCAGAATAAGATTCAGTCGAAGGCGTATGCGGATGCGCTTGCAGAGTCGGAGGCGCAGAATCTGGAATACGACGCTTTTCAGAACTTCAATCAGCAGGTGTCTGACTTTTTGAACAGCACCACTGAAGGCGCTGCAATGCCAGCTCTTCCGAGATTCAAATCGAAGCAATTCAATCAAGAGGCGACACGTTTGGTAAACGGTCTTGAGCCGTATTCTGCTCGCGCTGAACTGATTAAAAAGCAGGCCAAACTTGCCGCATTCACAGATCAGCTTGAGGCAAAACGAATTGAGGACGCTCGAAAATATAGTGCATTAACGCGCACCGCTGATGGAAAGTACGTCATTGATGATGCGTTAATTGCTAAAAAGCGCACGGAAGAAGAGCAGCTCGGAAAAGCGTCAAAACTTGGAGCTTTGGGGCGTCTTGGAAAAAACACCGTTCAGAGCATGATCGACTCTGGACAGATTCCTCAAGAAATCGCACCCCAAGCTATCCTTGCTGCCGAAAGTTTTGAAAAATCAAAGACCGGAGCAGTCGGCAAGAATACTGATCTGTTTATTGAAGCCGCTAAAGCCAAGGCAGCAGCTTCTGGACAAGAGCTTACGCCAGTCAAGGAAGCTGAACTGAGGCAGACATTTATTGGCGGAGGTGGACGTCTCAAGCCGCTTGAAGCTAAGACGGCCACAAAGCTGGAGGACGAGTTTGCCGTCATGGAAACGATTGACTCTCTTCAAGACGGTATCTCCGAGTTTGAAAAACAGTATCCCGGCAAAAAGTTCACTGACTTCCTCGGGGCGATTCCGACCACTGAAGTTAAGATCCGGTCGTTGATTCAAACGGAAAAAGATCCAATGAAGCAGGAAGCGTTGGGATTGCTGGCTGACTTCATGGGGGTTGTCAATCGCACTGCAAGAACCACTTCAGGATTAAACGTCACCGAAAGCGAAGGCAAACGAATCGCTCAGGAAATCGGTGGATCTTTCGACAAAAACTCGCTCATCAAACTTGATCGATTCCGGAATCGAATTGAGCGGAGTGCGCGTGGAACCATTGGAAGAAACATCGACAAGGCTCTTCCGTCATTCTATGAGCGTTGGTCAACCACTCCGTTTGGAACCAGAACGACGGCAGCGTACTCCGCTCCTGGCGTTTCATTCCAATCTACGGAGCAATCGACCGAATCGATGAGTCTTGAAGATATGCAGCGTTTGATTCAGCAGTTGAAGGCAGAGAACGAACAGTAATAAAAATATGCCATTATCACCTGAAAAAGCTGCTTTGCTTCAACGACTTGAGTCAGAAGTTGCTCGTCGAATAGCGTCAAGCAACGCTGTTCCGAATCAACCTTCTGTTCCGCAGGTTGAAGCTGCCGCCGCTGTTGGATCGACAGCTCAGTTGAATCAGGCTGTAAAACAGTCGGCCACTGTTGGAGAGATGCGTCGCCGCGAAGAGCAGGGGCTTGTTTCTGCGCTTAATCCAGAGCAAATCAGGCAAGCGACGATGAGTGACGCTGCTCGGATGGGCGAGGCGATGCAGCAAGAGGAGGCTCGTCTTGCTGCTGCTGGCGCACCGTCGATGTTTGATGAGACTGTCCCTGAAGGTGCCGCATCGGTTGCGCTTGGATTTGCTGCTCCAGAAATGCTTGCCGCAAGAGTTCCAGCTTTGGCCCGTGCGGCAATGGCTGGAAAACTTCTTCAGAGAACCGGCGCGCAGGCTACTCTTGGGGCAACCGGAGGGGCTGCATCCTCAATTCCAAAAGCCGTAGAACTTGTTGCCAAAGGAGAACCTACTGAAGCGGTTACAGAAGTTGCTAAAGAAACCGCAATAGGAACAGCACTTGGCCCTGTAATTGGAGAGCCAATGCGAGTCGTAATGGCTGGCGTAAAGGCATTGGGTGGAAAGCTACCACTCATCAAGGAGACTGTGGCCAACTTGTTCAGGCCGGTTGACCTGACCTCTGATCAACTTAAAATGTTGAGGTCAGTTCAGACTATTGAAACTGCGACTGGACAGCAGGTTCCGATTTCTTTAGCAGGAGCGATAGATTCTCAGGCTATTTCAAAGAGAATGGCTTTAGAAGGAGCAGAACCTGATCCTGAAACAATGGGCCAACTCTATGAACTTGCCCTTCATCGAGCAGCAAATACCCCTCGCGGAAACAGGACTCCACAAGAAATTAGCCGTCAGGTTTTCGATGTTCTCGATCCGCAACGTCAAGGTCTTGGGAAGCAAGCCGAGATGGCGGTCCAAAACTTTTCTAATAGAGCGGCAAACTCTGTAAACAATGCAGAACAGCGTATTCGTCAGGTTGGGAAATCTTTTTTTGCACCTGGACGTAGCCTTGCTTCGATTGGAGATGACCTGAAAGAACTTGCTGAAAACTCGCTGGAGACGGCAAGGACTTCGTGGAACAAGGCTTATTCAGATGCCAAGAAGCTGCCCGAGTATTCACAGACCCTTGTGGATCTTCAGCCGCTCATAGACTTTGCAAATTCCACAGGACTGAATCTCGCTAAAACTGCTGGAGGAAACATTTCTGTTATCGCAGCACCTGCCGGACAGCGCGCCACACTTGCTGCCGCAGAAGATTTGTTAAATACGGCGAGTCTTGAGGAGGCTAGAAATCTGGCATCGAATCTTTCAAAGCAAATCAGGCAAGCTGGTATTCTTCCAGGCGTTGATGTTCGCACCAAGGCGCAACTGGCAGAAATTGCGGCGAATCAAATCGACAGTGCTGTCTCACAGTCTCCTCGTCTTCAAAAAGCACTTGGCGCAGCAAACCAAAATTACGCTCAAAACATCAGTCGTTTTAGGGGTAATTTGAGCGATGGCATTCTCAAGGAAGTTGGCGAGGGCGGTGGGCTTTCTGGAGAGGCTATCATTTCTCGGCTCACCGGATCTAACGCTGAAACCAATCTCAGTCTACTAACCGATCTTTTTGGCTCTTCAAACGCCCAAAAGGGTATTGATTTGGTTAAGGAGGCAATCGTTAGCACGGCATCTCAAGCTGGTAGAAAAGGTGCTGGAATTAACGTAGGGAGGATGTTTGAAACGATTAACGGACTCCCAGAGCCTGTGAGAAATAGGCTTTTCCCAAACTACGCAAACATTAGAAACGCGTTTATCTCGGAATCTCGACTTGGAGATATTAGGGTTGCTGTAAAATCACCGGAAGGATATTTGGCATCAGTCAATGCTGATCCGCGTTTTGTCGAGCAAATGCTTGGAACGACCGATAAAAACACTCTCCAGCAACTTGCACAAAAAGCAGTTCAAGAAGATGTCCGCGTTAGGTCTGAGCTTTCGAAACTTGGACTCGACAAGGTTGTGGATAGAGATGCGTTTGACATCGCAAAATTTGTTTCAGATCCGATAAATCAGCCAAAAATTGCAAATGTTGTTTCTAGGTTGTCCTCAAGAAAACCAGATGTACTTCGAGATGTTCAGTCTCTTTTTATCGACGATCTTCTTCAGCAGTCGAAAACGGGAGATGTGATTGATGGTCAAAAACTTCTTAACCTTGTGTCTTCCGGGGTTCAGGCAGGTCCAACAACGGCAGGCCGAGTTGCTAGTCCATTATTTGAAACAGCAAATACACTTTTAGGTCCTACTGGAAGACAAGAACTTGAAAAGGTTGCGAAAGCTATTGCCGACATGCCAATCCCAGCAAAGTCGGCATCTGATGTGAATCGGGGTCTAATTAACTATCTTTTGGTTGGATACCAAGGCGGTAATGTGGCTCAAGGAACAGTTCCAGCCACGCTGGCCTTTCTGTCTCGACTGTGGAATTCAAAGAGTGAAGTTCGTTATCGTTTTGCGGCAAAAATGTTGTCGTCTCCAGAACTTCGAAAGTTGGCCATGACTCCTGTCAAAGATGTCGAGGCGGCTTCTTTGGTTAGCGCGGCAAATCAACTTTCACAGTCTTTGCGTCAGGAATTTGGAAAGAACTCAGAGGAGTACAGGCAAGCGGTTGAGGCTGAAAACGAACTTCCATGAAAACCTCTCTCTCCAAAAAAGGTAATACCTACAAGGGGCGTAAGGTGACGCTCAACAAGCCGTTCTACACTCCTGGCGAGCGGAAGAAGAGCGCGGTGTACGTCAAGAATGACAACGGCAACGTCATCAAGGTTCGCTTTGGAGACGCCAACATGACGATCAAGAAGTCGAATCCTGAGCGTCGTAAGAACTTCCGCGCGCGGCATAACTGCGCGACGGCAAAGGACAAGACGACGCCTAAGTATTGGTCGTGTGCTGCGTGGGGGGTTGCAATGGTTGGTACTTCGGCTATCTTGTCGATGTGCAAACTATTGAATCAAATCACCAGCATGTAAAAGTAGGTCGATGGAAATTTTTTGACCTAAAATGCGATGTCTGCAAAACCTCAAAACTGGTCAGAGTTGATGTCGTCAGAAGGCTCGACAAGCAGTCAAAACCTTGGAGGTGCAATCACTGCGTTGCGTCGGAATGGCTTTTCAAGTTATCGACAAGACACGGAAAGTACGGATCTGGATCGTACAGGTCGTGGATCAAAATGAAGGATAGATGCCTAAATCCTGCTCACGTTTATTCTAAATACTACAGACTGAAAGGAGTCACAATTTGTGAAAAGTGGCTCTCTTTTGAAGGTTTTTACGAGGACATGGGAGACAGACCTGATGGCTACAGCCTTGATCGAATTGACAATAACCTAGGATATTTCAAGGATAACTGCCGATGGATTCCTCTTCGCGATCAGCCGAAAAATCGGTTGATTTGCAAAAAGAAATATGTTCCAGAACTCGGCAAAGCATGGTGATTTTATGGACAAGATGAAACTTGGCGGTGGTGGTCGTTACGAGAAGCTGATCGGCAGTCTTGAGAAGAAGGGTGTGAAAGATCCTGCTGCATTAAGTGCAGCCATTGGCCGCAAAAAATACGGCAAGGCGAAGTTCCAATCGCTCGCTGCGAAAGGTCGTCGCCGTGCCGAGCGCGAGAAGGCTAACGCTTAGGTCGTCCCGTCCACGGCTTCTTCGCCGCTGCTTTATCCACGACGAACTTCTCAGGCTCCGCGTAGTTCCATGAGATGTCGCCGCCTGTGCCACGCTGGATCATAATCGATCCGGTAACTTTTCCTTCTTTGTCTGTCATGCCGGAACGGTCTGCCCGTTTCGCCATGCCGAGCATGAACTTGCGCGGATTGTTGAATCCAACCTCCTTCATCACAATCACCTCTCTCGCCCAGTTCGTCAGATCGGACGATCCGAATCCTGAGTAGGCCAAATCTGCCACGCTCTCCGGTTTGTCGTCCTTACCCTTCGGCTTGGGGAAGTGATGGACAAGTATTAGGACAACACCTGTCTCCATCATAATCGGTTGGAGCAGATGTCGCGTGAAGTTCGCGCAGACCTCGATGTCCGCAGGATTGCCGCCCATGTAAGAGAGCAGCGGATCGATGTAAACCAAGTCCGCCTTGGTCTTGCGAACGAGACGGCGGAGCATTGTGGCGAAGTCGGAGCCGGTCCTAACCGTCTCGCGGAAGAAGAGCATGTCAACACTCCGCAATCCTCGCTCCCAGTTCTCTTTGCCGAACGTCATCTGAGCAGCGCCTTTGAGTGCGTCATGCTGATCGGCAATGTCGTTCTCAGCTTGGATGTAGGCCACCTTGAGCGCGCGCACAGGTTTGACGCCGAACCACGCTTCGCCGGATGCCCACTTCATCCCCTGATACGCGGCCATCGAGCTTTTGCCGCAACCGCTTTGGCCGACGAAGAGAAGCGATGAACCGCGACGTAGCCATCTGTCGCCGATCAGATTGTCAGGATCATTCTTAGGGTCGTACTCGATGATGCTATCGAGCGAGAACTCCTGAGGCATGTCCTGCGACTCCAGATAGTCCGTGAATGCATCCCAGTTGACCGACCCGACATTGATGGCCAACAGCTTCTGCTCCTTTCCATCGCGCATCACACCGGCAAGACGGCTGAACCTGCTCGCGTTCTTGTTCTTCGGATCGATGCCGAGAGTCTCTAGCTGGCGATAGACGACATCACGACGCTCGCTCCATTCCTCCTTGTTCGCCGCTTCGACTCGCACCCAGCCGTGCAAGCTCTTGCCACCGGAATCGATGACGACAGACATGGGCAGCTTCGACTCCTTGAGGATCGTCCATTGCTCGTCCTTGGTCTTCTCGTCCATCTCGACCAGGACATGGCGGAACGCTGCCACGCCGGAATCAGAACCGCTCTCATCGAAGCACGGGTTGACGCGGACGTAAGCGCCACGGCTGTCAGGACCGTTCCACATGGAACTAATTGGCGGCGTGAAATGCTTCTCAATCCATTCGTCGCGCTTGAGAAATGTACCCTTGGAGTTTGGTCGAGTCCGACCTTCGTCGTCGCTTACGATGTCATTGCAGATGCAGACAACTTCGTCCGGTTCGAAGCAGGCTTTTAAGAAATCTATGGTTGAAAATCGAAAGTCCGATTGCGGAATTGCTTGGATCTTCCGCACCACAAACTTGCCGGTAGGCGATACGGGAGTGCCACCCTGACCGATGCCGGGATGCGATTCCAGAAGCCAGCCACGCGGCTTGTCGTGCGCTACTTTTGCGGCCTCGTTCAGCTTGTGGGCCAGTTCATGCGGCTTCCACGGCGGGAGGCATTTCGAGTTGTACTCATGCATGAGCGTTTCGGCATCCCCCGCATTCAGCTCAAAACCGTGTATGAGCGAGGTTGCTACTGCGAAGGTTGCTCCATGCCCATTCTGACCTGAGACGGCTCCTGGCGTGTTACGCAGCCATGCGCGCGCACGATCTACTTTTGATTGATTCATTCGATTCCAAGTTGTTTTCTCGCTATCTCCCCGCTTCGACCAAGATCAGTCTTGGCGATTTCGGAGAGGACTGAATTTGATTTCTCTAACTTGCTGAAAAGGAGAGCAAGCTCTTTGGGAGTCATCAGATATTTGCTCCAATGCTGGATGGCGATGGAGCGTGACTGAAACTTCGCAAAGAGCTGCTCTTGTGCGGCGATGTATAGTTTAGGGCTTCGCATCGATCAGAACGAACTTGGCCTTGAATTCGGCTTTGGTTCGAACGTAGACCTTGCTCTTGCCTTCGCGCATGTAGGCCACGCCAGCCCACTTGGTTTCTCCGATCCTTATCTCTACGTCGTCGGACAGGAGTTCAACTTCCACTGAGCTGTTTCCTGAGTTCTTGTATTTCATCTTCAGAAGCGTCGTCGAGATGGCCGACTCCAACCGCTTGCCATCCGCCATCCACGCTGCGTTTTGGCTTCGCTGGCTTGCTCATCCAACCTCGAAGAATCGCATAGTCAATGAGGCGCGGAGCTTCCTTCAAGAGTTGTTCTCGGGATATTTCAGATGCTTTCATCGGAATTGATTCGTTTGACCGCACGACCGCGACGACCTTCGGAACGTCGCATGCCGAGTTCAGTTTGCTCTTCGCTGGCGAATCCACGGCGGACAAGCCATTCCTTATACTTCTTGTCGATGTACGCGAAATCGATGCGTGGCGTTGATTCATCGGCTTCAGCGATTCTGACTATTTTGTTCGCACTGTTTAGGCTCATATATTTTCTGTATTCGTTTGTATGCTTTCTGCGTGTCGGTGCAGTCGATGCATAGATCGAAGTCTCCTCCGATTGTGCATCCGCAGCCAAGTGCTTTCGCAAGCTCCTTGGAAATCCATTTGTACTCTGCCAGCTCTTCTTTGAGGTCTTCGAGTTCTTGGCTCATTTGATGACAAAGAGAATGAAGTACGCGCTAGTGATGACGACGCCCATAGCGAATGCAGCGATGAGCATTTGCTTCAGCTCTTCAGGCGACGGTGGCCGATTCATCCTACGAATCATCTGCCGCCTCCTTGAGCGTAATGGAGAATGAGCAGGGCGTCACAGTTCTTGAGACTGACATCCAGATTCGGATATAGTTCCTGAGCCTTCGATTTTAGCTTTCGCTTCCACTCAGGACCAGTGGCGCACGCCTTTCTACCGCCGAGTCCGAGAGGTTCCTGCCAGATCTTGGGTTCAACTCGGTGAAGCGCATACCCTTGAGCGTAGGCCAGTCCTTGGATGATGCCGTAGTTTTCATGGAGTGTTGCGACGCTTGCGGCGGGTGTCAGCTTAGACACGAACTTGGGAACTTTCTCAATCCACAAGTGGCTATCTGCTAATTTGAATCCGCTTAGTAGTTGCGCCATATCGGGCAATGATTCGGGCATTGGAAAGAGCAAAATTTCATCTGCTGTTTTGACCGCGAATCCGCCTCCGACACCAGGATCGACCGCAACGATTGTTTGGTTTGATTTCATTCGCTTAGTACTTTGTGTTTTCTGTGGTTGGCTGCATGACAGGATCTACACATCCATCTCACGTTCAGCCATTGATCTTTTTCATAGCTTTCATGGTGCGCCTCAGGCTTGCACGGAACACCACATTCATTGCAAAAATTTGGCCTGATTAACTGATTTTTTCTGATGGCATAATCAACAGCCATCCTTGCTTGCTGTTTTCCTGGATTCCGCTGATGGGAGCGCACGGTGTTGATTTTTATGGATTCAAGATATATAGCGCGACGAACAGGATCGGACTTAATCTTCTGGTATTTTTCTCTTCTTTGCAGAAGTAATCTTTCTGAGTTTTTTGATCTGTATTCAGCCTGATAGAGCAAACTGCATGTCTTGCATTTCGACTGCAAAATGTTTTTCGATGACACTTTTTTCGAAAAGCACTCCAAATTCTTTTCAAGACCACATCCAGAACATTTTTTCATAATTAGTACTTAGAGGCAAAGAACTTGAACGTGTTCAGCGGCGATTCGAACGGCAGATTTAGTCTCCGCCCCATCTATCCATCGCTCTACTTTTACCCTGCCTCTAACTCTCACCAAAGATCCGGTTGATATCTCCAACATCCGTTCCGCAACTCCACCCCAAGAAGAAAGCTCAAAATCATCGTAATCTTCAATTAAACGACCGTCTTGGTCAGTCCAGTGTCGGGCAATTGAAATCACGCGGCGAACCATTAGTGCGCCAGTTTTTGTTTCTGATTTTCTGGTTGTGGCTCTTAACTCCCCAATAAGGGAGACTGAGTTTTCGCTTGGTGAAGCGGAAGTCACTTCGTTCATCGTGTTCATTGTAAAAATACGCAACCTAGTTCACGGTAGCATTTCATTCGCTTCTTTGCGTGGAACGCTCCGATGGGGTGAAACTTGTCCGAAAAATCAACGATTGTCGCACAGTTTTTGGAATCTGTTTTTCGCAATGCGCGACTCGCCCTTTGAATCGTCTTCTGCGACGACCGACCGCCACTCACCATGATGAGTAGTTCGACATTCGGAAGATCGAGTCCTTCGTCGGCCAATGATGTGGCAATCATGGTTCGCAGGTTTCCGGCTTTGAACTCCTCCATCGCCGCCTTGCGCTGCTTCTTGCCGATCTTGGAGTGGACAAGGAGCGAACGTGGAATCGCC